CTGGGGGAAGTTTGGCTTGTAGCTGTGGCCAGATTGGGTGATCGTATGACCCGTCAAAGATGCCTGCGTTTTGTTTTGCTGTATCTTCGTCTGCAAAAACTTGAGCCACTCTGATCTGTGTCTCCAGCACAGTAAGTTGGTTGGTTGATCCTGCTTCTCTACCCATGCCACCCTCAGACGGTTTGTTTGAATGGTGTACCATGATCACAGACAAGCCAGAGTTGCGGAGTTTTACTGCCAGCTTGTTTATCTTTGCCCACTCGTCTGCGGAGTTTTCTCCAAGTCCGGGGTAAGCTGAACGGATGGTGTCGATCACTACTACGTCTGGCTTTGCATACTCAATCCAGCCTTGAAGTTCGATCAGTCCCTCGCGTTGATTGAGGTCTATCTCTTTATCATCAACAAATGGTGTCCAGATATTAAGTCTGTCTTGTGTATCACCGTGCATCTGACGCATCTCCATGAGACGCTTGGCGATGGTGGACATACCCATTTCAAAATCTAGGTACAGAACTCGTGCAGGTCTGCCGATTTCGAACGGGCCAAAGTATTTTCGACCCGCCGCCATGGAGGACATTGCATGCTGAACAAACATGGATTTACCGTGGCCCGAATAACCGAAGACCTGCACGATTGTATTACTCGGTAGCCAAGGTTCGATCAAGTAACTTTTGGCGTCTGCTTGAGATAAAAGTTGCTCTGCATCCTTCATCTGAATGAGCTTGCGATCACGCTTCTCAGCCTGCTGTTCTGGATGTACCATTGGCTTGAAGTTGTAGTTACCTTTATCATCAAACCGTTCGGGGTGATTGCGCCTTTCAGCTTGCTCCATTGATTGAACAGTTGCCTCGAACTCAGGCTCGTCAAGTGCATCAGTGAAGAACTCATTCATAAACGCATGACCTCTTACGCGTAGGTCTGGGCCAAAGTAACCTTCGAGAATGCTTTCAGATATGTGGCGCATGACGCGCTCGTTACGACCGTTGCTCATGCCAGTTGGTAGCTTGAGTGTATTAGGGAAGTGATCCCTTACATACTTGGCAGTGCGATCCCATTCACTGATGAACTCGTCTGGCTGTAGTGGTTGGACAGACGTCAAGTCTAGCTCTTCAAAGCTGAACTCTCCTTCTACCTTTTCATGCAATGCTGGTTGCCAGTCTTCCCATACAGGATAATCATCATAGTCGAGATACTGAGGGTAATCCCAATGGTAGTGATTTGAAGGAGGGAGAAGGGCATAACTGCCATCGCCTCTGAAATCTAAGCCGTCTATCTTTGGCCAGTCTGCGCCACGGCTATTTACCCCTGCACGAGGGCCACGTCTGACGCCGTCCTTGGGATGTTCGAAGTAAAGATGCACACCGCGCTTTGTCTTTACTCTTATTGGTGAGCGCATACCCGCATCGAACGCGGCATGTAATGCGTCTTCGTTATCACAGTCGACAACGACCAAGCCAGATATTGCGCCCGTAACGATAGCGATGTCATGGTTCGGCCATTGACCCCACCATCCATTCACCTCGTCTTCAGTTGGCAATCTGTCTTGGTACTCTCTCCATTTTATTGCAGGTCTCTTCCCCTCTGGCTTGATTGGAATAATACTCCAACCTCTTTCCAGATATTCAAGAGCCGCGTCTAGTTTTGTCTTGGTCATAATCATCCTCTTCAAAGTATAAGTCTAAGTCTATTTCTGGTTTCTGGGATTTGATTTTCTCCAAGACGACACTGCTCACATACGCGCGATTGATCCAACCGTATGGGGCAGTCCTTACTACCCCTGCGATTTGGGCAACCGCTGACGCACCGCCAAGGTCATCAATCAACCTTTGGATATTCAGCTTCGCTTGCATAATAATCTTCCTTTTTTGTTTTCAGACTTGCGTCTTTGTATAATGTATAATACTCTTACGGTGTTTACAAGACACCAAACGATTAAGCTGGTGTTAGATTTACGGAGGTAACAATGAGTGAAGTAGACAGTTGGTCTGTGTTTGAAGATACAGCCATCAGACCACAAGCCGCTGATATATCAGCAAATAAACTTGAGCCACTTGCCGAAGAGTACGCGCAACTCAAGTCACAAAGCGAAGTTATCGCAGAAAGAATAGGCCAACTCGAAAATGAGATTGCCTATTTATTCCCCGAAGAAGCAGGGGAAATCGCCCAGTCCACCACAAAGTTTGAGGTTATTGTGTCTCGATCTGAGCGTTGGTCATGGGACAAAGAAGCTCTGGAAAAACAATTTGGAGACCGAAGTCTGCCAGATCATGTGAAGCGTAGCCACAGTGTGGACAAGCGTAAATTTCAGAAGTTGCCACAGCATGAGCAAGAATTACTACGCTATGCACTAACCCGAAAACTGGACAGACCGAAAGTGAAGGTGATCCCAAATGTTTAAACCAATGTCGACGTCGGACGTGACAGAAAATGAACCGACAAAAACTTTATTATATGCACACCATGGGTATGGGAAGACTTACCAATGTCGCTACTATCAGAAGCGATTTGGCAAAGGATTAATCTTATCAGGCGAAGCTGGATTAAAATCCATTGAAGACGTAGCGATTGATTACCTGCCGTTCTCAAGTTGGGATGGGAAACAGGATCACGACAATGGCGTCTATTCGTTTCGTGGTATCTGGTCATTCATCGCATCACCAGAATTTAAAGAAGCTGGATACAAATGGATCGCAATCGACAGCCTAACTGAGTTGTCTGAGCGTCTGATTGAGCATCTTGAGAAACAACATGAGGGTAATAAGAATGCTTTCGCTATGTGGGGTGACTACAACCGCATGATGTTGGGTGCGCTCAAGGCAGTTCGTGACTTACCAGTGCATGTGTACGTCACATGTCTGGCTAAAGAAGAGAAAGATGCAAACGATATGACGCATTACTGGCCTCTCGTTAAAGGCCAAGCGGTATCCAAGCATGTGCCTGCGTTGTTTGATCATGTCCTTTGTGGCGTTCGGACGACAGAACCTAATGACCAAGGCAAACCAAAAGTTCAAAGGTACATCGTTACTGATGAAGTGTCTGGTTGGCATGGCAAGACGCGCGATCCGCGCAACCGTCTGAAGGCTTACGAAAAGTCTGATGACGTAACTGAATTACTGGCACGGATGTCTGCGCCAGAAGAAAAAACAGCACCTAAAGGAGAAAGCAAATGAGTGACTGGAATGGATTTGGGTCATTAGACCTATCAAGCGTAGAAGCTGGCGGTGGAAGCACACGTCTGCAACCCGGAACGTACACGGTGAAATGTACTGAAGCCAAGGTTGAAGCTATTGGTAGTACATCAAACAAAAAGTTGGTTGCAGACTTCGTAGACGCGGCAGGCACTGGCGATATTAGAATGAACTTTAATATTGTTCACAGCAATTCACAGGCACAAGAGATTGGCATGCGTCAGTTGAAGTCTTTCTTGGTTGCTGGCAATCACCCGAACCCAGACAAGCCGGGAGACGTTGGCACTTTGAAAAACCTTGAGTGTAAAATCATTGTTGGCATGGGTAAGCCGTGGATTAATCGTGATAATGTCGAGGTTACAACCAGTGAGATCAAGAAGTTTATGGCTACGAATGAGCAGGCATCAACTCCTATTGCATCTGCACAAGCACCCGCGAAGGACTTGGACGACGAAATTCCGTTTTAATAATAATAAGGGGGGCGAATGCCCCCCAAACTTGAGGTAGGTTATGAGCATAAAAGCTACGGAAGTTGTTATTAAAATTGACGACGGATATGATAAACAAACAGAAGGCAGAGCCAGAGAATATATTGGGGCTTCGGGCGTCGGACATCCCTGTGACGCATACCAAGCATACAGTATGCGCGGATTTCCAAACACTGAGCCAGACGCTCGCCTCAAGCGTATATTCCGCTTGGGCCACATCCTCGAAGACGAGGTAGTAAAAGACCTTAAAGAAAAGGCAGACGTGCGCGTCTGGGAAGTCGACGGGTTAAGTGGACGTCAGCATACTTACGAAGAGTGGAACGGCCATGTGGTCTGCCACATGGACGGCCATATAGAATTAGATGATGGAGAGTTGCGCGTCTTGGAGATCAAGTCGATGAACGATGCTTCATTCAAAAAGTTTAAGAAGGATGGCGTTAAGTATTCGCATCCAAGATACTACGCCCAGTTGATGATGATGATGGGCATGTCAAAAATTTACAGCAGTTTCTTTATTGCTGTCTGTAAGAATAACTCAGAGTACCACGCAGAGATTGTGGACTACGATGAGTTCGAGTTCAGCCACCTCAAGGAGCGCGTGCAACGAGTGCTTGATGGAGATGCCAGAAAGATCAGCGTAGATAGTTCAGACTGGAGATGTCGAGGATGCTTTAAGTCTGGCGCATGTTGGGAAGGTGCAGAGGTTGCTAAGAGATGCCAGACTTGTCAGTTTGTTAGGCCAAAGCCAGATGGTGGATGGCACTGCAACAAGCACGACAAAGACGCGTTCGAACTGTGCAATGATTACACACTCTATGAGCCGTTGCCAAAGGAGTGATGTAATGAAACCAAAAACTACGAACTGGCAGATGCTCAGTAGGAATAAAAATCCTGTTGAGTACCGTGAGCATTACCTAGATTTGAGCTTTAGCATTAATCAACTGATGCGTTCGGTTGAGGAAAAAGAAAACGAGATACTGTCTATATCTGACAGGCTGGTAGAGTTACTTGCTGAAAAATCTACACAAGAAAATAAAGCCCAGTATGCAAGGGCTAGAGAGAAGCGCACGCGTCTGCGTGATGAGTGTGTTGAATTGAAGGCATTGGTTAGACAGGAAGACGCCCAGAAAGAATGGCTTTTACAGCAAGCGAAAATGGTATTCATGGCAGGAGCGAATGTATGAAACGCGATGAGGTATTAGATACAGCTAAAGAACTAATCAATGGTGAGAGAGCCAAGGATTATGGAGATGCTTTCGAGAACCATAATAAGATTGCAGAAGGTTGGAATATAATTGTGAGAGCCGCGATGAATGATCGTGGATACCTGACAGAGCAACACGTTATTCTTATGATGGATTGGGTCAAGACAGCACGTTTATTAAACTGTCCTGACCACAATGATAGTTGGGTTGATAAGATTGGCTATTCAGCTTTGGGTGCAGAGTTCACTGAACGCAATGAAGAGATAAATCGTAGGCTGAACATGTTCACTGGCAAGCCAGACAAGTTACGTTAGCCACCCATATATCTTTTTCGTCTGTACCATCCTGTCATCCAGACCATGGTATCCACCGTTCACTCTGCAACTGATCGTTTTAATCACGCTGTCTGATATACCTTTGTCTGCAAGATCGAATAGTTTGTTATGCTCAAAGAACCATATAGCACTGTCGAAAGCATACTCACCTTCCAATAATGATGGGTCGTTCAGAACTTCTGGCAGACGCATTTCCTTGGCGAACAGTCTGTAATTTGTATGGCCGGTGCATTGAAGGAAACCTCTTCCCAAAAATTTTGCGGCTTCGGCCTCAGAAATATTACCCATCCTACCAGCATATACTTTACCAGCCAGCTTACTTGGGTTGCGTGCGTATGGCTTTGCGTCTTCCACTGTCTTGAAGCGTGAAGGCCAGACCTGTTGTATCCGTTCGGGAGAACTATAATACAAACTTTCTTTGACGCGTTTGAAACCACCGCTTTCATGTGACGCCTGACCTAACAGGTGTGCCGCACGTTCTGGCGATAGTTCATAATGTTTAGCAATAGACCTTGCAGTGTTTGGCCCAAACGAACCGTCTGGTGTTGCACCACACTTCTCTTGCAACATCTTCATCGCGTTACTCATCTCTTTTCCTTTCAATGTGCAGACGCCAACAGTTTACAATGGTGTTTATACTCACCATCAAGAGTAGGAATACTTGCCAGTATTCCATTTATCTAACGCCGTTAGAAATGTATTTGAGTTCATTCTCAATAATCGCCACGCGTTGTTGTACTTCTGTGACCCTTGAGATCATGCTGGCTAGACCCGCCATTTCGTCCCACGCTTCTTCGAGTTCGTCCCAGATGCGATCAATGTCCTCACTGTTGTTCGCAACATCGCGTTTAAGATTAATGTTGTCTTCGATAGCCATGCGAGAACCAAGCTGACTGACAGTCTCTTCGAGACCTGATATGGTTGACGCCTGTTGAGATACCCACCAGACGCCACCTGCTAATTGCACGGCCATAGCCAATACTAATGCTATCGGTAATTTAAAATTTTCCATAGCTAATCACCACGATCCTTTCCACTAACATAACCAGCTACAACACCTACGATACCTGTGATGGACATTTGCAGTAACTCTATAATGTTTTGGTCTAACTCAGCGTCATGTTCTGACGCCATTGAAAATTCATCATACACAATCAAGCCAAGCAAAAGCATTAAGCCTGTAGCCATGATGAGAACAACTAAATCCTTTGTGTACTTCATTACTTCTTGCCTCCAAAGAATTTGGTGGCTGATCTTACGGCGAAGCTACTGGCAACGATTACACCCAATGTGTACTGATACCACTCTGGCATTGTAGACAAAGCCGCGAACCCGTCTGCAACAGCCTTCCGCCCCCACTCTCCACAGAACGAAAGCACTAACGGGATGCTAAATAAAATTACCAGAAATTCGTCTTTCCACGAGTTCTGGGTTCCTTGTGCCATGATGCGTTCCCAGTCTGCCTCAGACGTAGCCGCAGATAACATTATCTTTGCCTTCGCGTCTGCCTCAGAAACTTTCATGCGTGTCTCAGCCGCCTTCGTCTCAACCTTAGAGTTGAGCCATGTGCCAGCTAAGTTTGCTATTGGGCCAATAAATGCTTGTATCATTTCTCATGTCCTACCCATACGGCAAACGCACCCGTGAGTGCGCCTGTTACAGTTGCGGTCAACGCTGTAGCTTGTGTGCTAACGACGTCTTGCGGTAGTGACATGAACCATTC